ATGGCTAAAAAAAATTATTTCTCAGGTTTGGCAGGTGACGATATGCACCATGTCATTGCGTGGAAGCTTCCTACCTTCCATCAGAAAAGCGAGTGTTATGTTTCGTTCTCTTGTTTCGATCCAGCAATCGGCAAGATGCATCAGAAGAAGATTATGCTTGACCACATCAAGGGCAAGCATAATCAAAGAGTGTATGCTGATCAGCTCATGAAGCGCATCACCCAAAAGCTAGAGAGTGGCTGGAATCCATGGGTAGTGAAGGATCGCCCTCTTGAATACACCCTTTTCACTACAGTTCTGGAACGATATAAGAGATATCTCGAGAAGCTATGCAATGAACATAGCTTGCGTGATGATTCATATATCGACTATTCCAGTCGTGTGCGTGTCATGGAACTCTGGATTGAGGAGAAGAAGATAGACATTCATTTCTCCTATCAGTTCGACAGACAGTTCGTCTCCAAGTTCCTTGACTACGTCTTCATCGACCGCAACAACACCATTATAACCAGGAATAATTATCTCGGCTGGCTACGCACATTCTCAACTTATCTGCTAGAGCGAGGCTACATCTCTCGCAATCCGACGGAAGGATTCAGCCGAATCCGTACCCGGCATATGAAGGAGCGTGAGGTCATACCTGACGACGTGATGATGCAGATACGCAACTACCTCTTTGAGAAAAACAGGCACTTCCTGCTTGCTTGCGAGATACTGCACTATCTCTTCGTCCGCCCTAGAGAACTCTCTTACCTGAAGATTGAAGACTTCCATCTGGATGCTCAGACCCTATCGCTCCATGGATCGCATACCAAGAACGGAAATGATGCAGTCATCACCCTGCCGTCTCACGTCATCAAGTTGATGATAGACCTCAATGTCTTCTCATACCCTAGCCACTATTATCTTTTCTCAGATAACTTCTGCCCTGGTGAGACTCGCAAGAGTGAGAAGAGTTTCAGAGACTATTGGGGAAGAAACCTGCGCAAGGCGCTCGGATTCTCCGAGCGCTATAAGTTCTACAGCTTGAAGGATACCGGTATCACCAATATGCTGAAGGCGAATGCCGATGTCTTGTCGGTCCGAGACCAGGCACGACACTCCTCTATTCTCATCACCGACATCTACACACCTAAGGATATCAAGGCTGCGAATGAGTATATCAAGAATTATAAGGGAATCCTATAGTATATATATAATAAGGTGAGATACGGAAACGTACCTCACCTTATTATATTATGATAGCATATAGAAGTAGCCAGTATAGATAGGCTCGATGGTATCATCCTTGACTTCCATCTCAATCTTTTCGCACACGAATCGCTTATTCCTGATGATATATATCTTCGATGGATCCGGAATATCAGCAGACTTGAATTTTACTTCCATACAGTTTCGGTTATCAATTTTGATAACTTCACCTTGAAACTGACTCAATGATGTGGTACCGGCTGTGTCAGAATTGAACGATAGAGTATAGAGATCTCTATCAATGAAGGCTATGCCATTGTACCTATAGTCAGCATTGACTCGGTAATCTGTCAGGAATTGAGGCCATCTGGATTTCTCCCCAACCCAAGTAATCTTGCCGTATGGCTTGTCATGCTGCTGCACTCTACCTGGTAAGATGAAGAAGATGCTCATCACTTCCTCCTCGTCCTCGCTCTCATCAATTGCCGACTCATCATCGATGGCATCCTGTACAGAAACGTAGCTCAGACCATCCTCGTCAGAATCGCACTCTTTGGCATCAGACTCCCTAGTATTAGTGATTGACAGCAGACAGCGCTTTTCAATCCAATTGTCTTCGAAGACCGCGCTGCTCCTGAAGTTGATATCTTCTGCTATCTGTGCAGCAGGAGAAATCTTCAATTCAACATAATCATCAGAATTTTTGTCTCGGATAAGTGGAGACCAGATGCCTGCAAGCTGCCACTTGCGGCTACCCTCTTCACCTATATATATATAGTAATCTCCGAAATTATGGATGATAGTCTGCCTTTTCTTCTTCTCAGACCAGCCCATAGTTGTCGCTGCGAATTGCTTGGAATAGCCTAGCAATTCCCGAGATTCTACCTGTTCGAAGTTTTCGAACACCCTCTTTGGTATGATATCATAGTCTCCTCTGTTGGCAGAATCGTCGAATTTATATTCGAGATTTGCGGTCGATGAAGTACTGAAGGAACCGTCCTCATCATAGTCTGTCGCATACTCTTCTAGCGGTTCTATCACTACGGAATCGGCTGAACTCAGTTCTGAGGAACTGACAACAGAACATGTCTTGCCCACCTCGTCGAAGTAGATGGAAGCATTGAAAAGCTTCCGGAACTCCTCGATGAAAGTGTAGGATGACCAGTGCGGAAGCGCTCTGCGAAGCTCGCGAGACTTGAACGCTGACGCTATATACAGCTGGTTCCACGGTTTGATATCTATGTCATTCCTGATAAGCCGATAACCTTCGTGTTCGACAACCTTCTTGAAGATGTACATCAGATTTGGTTGTACAGCGGTATTCTGGATGAATGCCGTTTTTTGGCCACAATGTCTTCCTGTTCTGTCAACGCCTACATAGTTGGCAATCATCTCATAGGTCTCATCATGTACCGGCATGAAGCACCATTTACCCTCCACACCCAGGAATTTGGTCTGGTCCGTGCTCAGGATGAAGATGTCTGTCACCTTTGATAAGTCGTTGAATTTGTTTTCCACAGACTTATTTACAGTTGAACCAGGAGCATCAGCGATGCCCAGGTCAATCTCATCGATGTAGTGCTTGGTCATCTTGTTATTGAACTTGATGCGGGATTTGCCTCCAACAATCTGCAGCTTGACCTCCTGCTGGTTCACTGAGAGGATGGTACCAACACCGCTCATGATGATTTTGCTATCAACATAGAGCTTGCAGTCATCGAACTTTGCGATGTTTTTCTTGACTTCCAATCGAGAAACATTGGAAAAGATCTCCCGGTTGGCCAGGATATTCATCGGAAAGGTGATATCATAGGTATATTCACCATCATCGGTGACATACTGATTAGCGTATGTCACCTTGATGGATGATGTTGATATCGGATAGGCTCTATGGCCATTGATAATGCATGTAATCATATCTACTTATTGTTTAGCATACGATGATATTCTTTGAGTTTGCGGTCGATGCCGTCTCTGCCAGCGATAGACACATCAGCCTTGATACCTCTCTCAATATTCTCGTTGAGCCTGCTGACTGCAGAATTGACTCCATCGAGAGACTGGCGTACCTCGGCATTGTCATTGCTGACGTTGACGATAGGAGCAACAACAGCAGCGCTGGCTCCTGCTCCCAGCGCTCTGCTGATGTCATCAGCGGTCAGAGAGCCTACGGTGTTGGCGCGCTGCGCTCTGTCGATGAGATCGAATGCAGGTCTGATAGATGAGTTGTTGACCGCTCTATGGTTGGCAACGAACTCACCTTCGTGAACCACTCCTGCCTCCTTGCGATAGCGGTTGCCACCAGTGTAACCACCTTCGTAGTAACCTGCTGCCTCTGCCTGGTGCTGCTTCTTGATTGTTGCAATCTGCATCATACCTGCAGCTGTGGCCATGCCGGCAGCTATAGGTGCAAGCAACCAGCCAGTACCCTTGATGGCAGCTGCAGATGAGTATGCGTTGATAGCAGCCATAGCGGTAGATGCGATTGCCTGAGCAATCTCTATCTTCATCGCCTTCTTGTTAGCCTTCGACTTGGCAGCAGCCAGTTCCTTGTCGCGCTTCTCCTCGAGCTTTTTCTTCTTCTTCGAGTTTTTGCCTGCTGCAGCAATCTGCTTCTCGTAGTTCTTGGAGATTTTCGCCTGCTCTAGGTCTGAGCAAGCTTGTGCATAGGCTGATGCTGCTGAGAGTATGTTGTTGATGCCGTTGTAGGCTGCAGATGTCTGCTCTACCATATCATTGAGGAAGTCAGCAGTCACCATTGCCTTCGCTTGCATATAGGCTGCGTGATTCTGCTCATCGTCACCATACAGCTCCTTCAGCTTCTCCATCGTGTTCTGGTAGTTGGCTATCTGAGACGTGAAGTAGCTTCCGAAGCTGGCATTTGCAGGGTTCTGCGCATCTCCTGCTTCAGCTTTAGCCTGGTTAACCATACGGTTAGAGACTCTATCCACCTTCAGCTGGGTAGAGACTGCTCCATGGTCTTCAGCTTCGAGCTGCGCCTTGCGGTCTGCATACTGCTCGATGAGATCAAGCTTTATCTGCAGATATTCCTCCTCCTTGATGAGACCCTGCTTGTAGATGTTCTCGAGACCATTGAGATACATCTGCTTCTCTGCTTCGATATCCTGCTTTCCGAACTGCTGGCGAAGTTCTCGCAGCTGGTTCTGGTATGCCTCCTGCATCTGTAACTGGTGATCGAGCGCAGCCTGCTCCATCTCAGCCTTCAGATCCAGCCACTCCTCGCTGCCCTCTCTGTCTTTGTAAAGTGCAAGACGTTTTTTCATGGCTTCGACATCATTCTTATATAGGGCTTCATTGAGAGCGGTATCATTCTGATAGATTTTCGAATTGACATCATAATATTGCGCTTTGATGCTAGCCTCCTTCAGGAGGCGTTCACGCTCAATGGTCTGCTCATTCATCTTCTGAATGGCAGCATCATGCTGCTTGACAACATTGACCTGGTTGTCAAGTAACTGCTTGTACTCATTACTCTCAGCACCATACAACTGTTTCAGCTTGGCAAAGCCCTTAATCTGGATGCTTTGACGGTCATCGATGAACTGCTGATAGGTTTTCTTGCCTTCTGCATAGGCTTTGGCGTTGTCAGCCATCAGTTCGTTGGTCTCAGCCTTGATGCTATCGGCTACCTGCTTCTGCTTGCGTTTGGCTTCGGCCTGGCGCTTACGTGCCTCGGCTGCAGCTGCCTTCTCTGCCTTGACACGAGCCTTGCGCTCTTTTTCTGAAACCTGATGAGTGCCGGCTGTTCTCTGCTGCTTAATGATGGTACCATCATTGCCCTTGCCATTGTAGCCATTGTTTCGCCATGGTTCCGGATCGCTCACTTCAAAATGCTGTGACTCTAACTCGTTGATTTTATCAAGGAGACGCTTCTGATACTGTTTTTCCTTGTCAATCTCTCTCTCCAAATCCTTTTGAAAATGTGGATTGCTTGCCGCAACCTTTTTCGAAGGGAAAGGATTGAAGGAATCTAATACTCCCTGTAAAAATCCAGGTTTATAATTTCTACCCTCTTCTAGCCAATCCTCTAGATCAGCACTCTTTGCTATAGACTCAGCTAACTTTTTCTGAAGGCCATCGATGATAATCTTCTTTTTCATTACATCAATGTAAGCCTCAATCTGCCTTGTAGCGTTGCCTGTGCGCACTGCTTCCTCGGTGATGTTACCGAGGTGCTCACGCATCAGCTTGCCGTTGAGTTCCTCAAGGGCTGCCTTGCGGTCAGACTCTGCACTGGTGTTTGACTGGATGGCAGAAACGAGGCGCATGATGGATGCCTCCTCTTCTGCTGCCTGCTTGTTGGCATCTGTCACGGCATCATTGTAGTCACGCTGAGCCTGCTCAGCTGTGCTCGTCTCTTCAGAGAGTGTGACGATTGCGGCTGTCAGACCGGCAACAACAGCAATCACGGCAGTGATCGGGTTGGCCAACAACACTTTGTTCCACAACATCTGCGCAGCAGTGGTCAGTTTTATTTCACGTGTCAACGCCATCTGAACGATTTCCATGGTCTTGAGAGCAGATGTCTTAAGACCCACAAGGACGAGATGCGCCTTTTCGCGCAGAATCATGATGTTGAGCCATGCCATTTGCGCCTTCTCTGCTATCAACTTTGCCTTAGATACTGCAGTATAGGTGACGATGGCGGCTGTCAGCACAATTAATATGCGCCAATAATCCTTGACGAAATCAACGAGTGTGGAGAGTGCCCGAACTCCGAGACTGGCTGCAGATATGCAATATCGTGCTGCAGGATAGAGTTTCTGGCCCAGTTCGATGGAGAGATCCAAGAACTTCTTGCTCGCCTTGTCAAGTTGAGCCTGTACACTCTCGTTCTGTGTCTCGAACTCATTGAGGACGGATGTGCCTTCGGAATAGGCTTCGCTTGCCAGGTTCTGGGCAGACTTGATATCATCGAGTTTATCTGCGAGGACTGTGAGGACACCAGTAGCCCTGGATCCATCCATCTTCATTTCCTCGAACATTGGTGCAAGGTCGGCAAAACCGCCCTTGGCTCTCATGGCTGCCAGGAATTGGAGGAGTGCGCCATTTGCATCCTCCTTCAAACTCTTGGCGAAGTCCTTGACATTGAGACCTGCAATCTTTGCAAACTTTGCGGAGTCCTGGAACATTTTAGCAAGGAGATTCTGTACTGCAGTAGCAGCCATCTCGTCCTGCTGCATATTCTGGTCGAGGACAGATGCGAGACCCATGATCTGCGCCTGGGTGAAGCCTGCCTGCTTGCCTACACCTGCCACTCTTGCGGTGAAGTCAACGAGATAGCCGGCAGAGGCAGAGGAATTCTGAGCCAGTTCATTGACTGCAGAACCTGTCGCCAACATGGCACCTCGCAGACCTTTGGTCTTGTCTTCGCCGAACATCTGGGCGAGTTTGCCGATTTGTGAGACTGCTTTGTCTCCAAGGTCATCACCGAGTGCGACATTGATTTTATCGGCTCCATCAACAAAATCTTCAACTGCAGCAGTCGATGTGATGCCTAGTCTGCCGGCATCCTCTGCCAGTTGGTTGAGTTTCTGGCGAGGTGTGCGGGTATCCATCTTCTTGAAGTCTTCGTTCATGCGCTCTACTTCCTCGGCTGCCTGACCGGTATATTTGCGGACGTTGGTCATCTCGTCGTCCATCTTGGCATACTCCTCCACACACTTCTTGACAGTGAAGGTGATGCCGGAGATTGCAGCGATGGCGCTGATGGCGAGCCCCTGCATACGGTTGAAGGTATCAGCAGACCGCTTGATCCAGGATTCCTGTGCTACGCCCTCGGCTCTGACAGCCTGCAGCTCAGCTTTCAGCAGCTTCGCCTGCAGCTGCATCTGCTTGAACTTCTCGGTACCGCGGTCCATACCAGCCATCTGCTGATTGATGGCCTTGATGGAGAATTCTAGGTCACGGATTGATGATGTCTTCAGGTTCGACATGGTGCGGTTGACAAGCTGCATCTGCCGCTTGGTCTCCTTGATATCGATGTGGGTCTCCTCTATCTCCTTGTCATACTGCTGCATCAGAGTAACGACTCTACGCTCACTCTGATGTATGCGCTCCAGTTCTGCCTCCACCAGCTTCAGCTGTGCTGCTCTAGAGGCGTACATGGTTGACTGAGGGTCGAAATCAGCCATCTGCGACTTCAGCTTGCTTGATGTGAAGTTGAGGTCGTTGAGAGAAGCATGCTTCAGATTAGACAAGGTCGCAGTCATTCGATGCGCTTCTTCATCAGCCTTGCGGGTCGCCCCCTTCAGCTGCAACATCTGCTCCTTGACTTTGCTCAGCTGGTTCTCCAGCTTGGCATAGTCTGACGGATCAGATGCCGCCTTCATCTGACCCTTCAGATGTCGGGCTGCTTTCTCGAGCTGTCCGAGACTTGCAGATGACAAATTTTCGAGCGTCTCCTTGACGCTCATGGTCGAGTTCTTGAATTGCTTCATCTCTCGCTCGGCAGCCTTCAGGTCCTTGGCGAGGGATGCGCCTAAACGGGAATCGCCCGTCGAGAAGGCATCCTGTTTTGCCTTCTTCAGACGAGCGACTTTATCTTCGAGCTCCTTCAGACGGTTCTTCGCCTCTTCTGAATTGAGCTTTACTACGGTTGTATATACCTCTTGTCTTGCCATTATTCGGTGACTTGGATATAGTTATTATAAGATATGGTGGAATGAGGGTTGAAGTTGATGACCTTGACCTGGTATCCCTTGGTACCCCACTTCCAAAACAAGAATTTATGTTTGAATTGCCTTGCGATGATGGTCTGCAAGCTGTCTCTAGCCTTATATGTAAGGATAGAGTCTGCGGTGTTGAGCCGGAAGTTCAACCAAGCGTCGCTATAGCTATAGATATGGTTTCTGCGCTTCGTCTTGACGGAATCGGCTGTGACAACAACCGTTCGCTGGTCAGCAACAATCTGCTTCACCTGCAGATTGATATCCTTGAGCAATTGCCGGTCAATGGCGTATGACCTATACTCATCAGGAGGCATCATCAGCACTTGCTGAGTGATGACCTTTACGGAATCTCTGATGGTATCACGCTTAGCTGGTGCATAGTTCAGCGCCAGTTGGTTGAACTGCTCCCTCAACTCTTTCTCCGCTCGCTTCTGTCTCGACTCGAATAACCAGACGAATGCAGCGATAGCCAATATCACTGCGATGACTATGCCTATGTATCTCAGATTTTTCTTCATACCCCATGAATTAGATGTCAGCGTATTCCGGAATCGCATCGAAGCAAGGACACTCCTTGATTCGCTCCCAAGGGTCAACCACGCCATTGTGATTCTTGTCAGGCGAGATATCACGATGACCGAGAATTTTTGCATCAGGGTATCTCTGTCTGAGCTCCTTCAGTAATTCGCGAAGGCTCTCCTTCTGCGCATCTGTGCGGTTGTCTATAGGCTTGCCAGTGCGCGAGATACCACCCATGTATGCGACATTGATAGCCTCGTGATTGTGACCCCTTACACCATTGGATGGCAGGTCTTCTGTCATCAGCTGGGTGCGCTTGCCATCCGCTGTAACCACCCAGTGATAACCTGGATAATGCCAGCCCTTGTTTCTAAACTCCTTCAGCAAGGCATCGACAGTCCACGTCTGTCGGCTTGCTGTGCAATGAACGAAAATGAATTTAATCTTTCTCCCCATGATTTTTATATTTATCTATTAAATCCTTGACTCGAGTGTCGAATGTAAGTTCGAAGCCAAAAGCTGTCGCAACGTACATAAGACTCTGACCAAAATACCACAAGACGTTTGATGTAACGTCTTGTGAGCAAAAGTAGCTAATATACACTAGAACTATTGCTGCAATCAGTACGAAACCAGCGCTGCTATAGCGTATCCAGTCTTTTGTATTTCTCTGCATCTTTTTCTCTTTTTTAGGGCAAAGATACAATTATGTGGGGAAAAATAAAAATACGGCAGGTAATGCTATGACTACCTGCCGTATTGATTATGCAATATCTCGTTCGAGAATCTCCTTGGCGATTTCCTTCGCCTGCTCTCTCCACTCCTGGAATGCCTGGTATTCTGCCTCGTGAGCAGTATCGCCATCTCCATGGTTGCAGAGGATCGCTTCAACGTCATTCTGGCTGTACTTGGTTCTGACAAGTCCAGCAACGAAATCGTTGTAACCTGCAGAAGTAGCCTCAATCTTGACTGAGCCATCCGGCTCGCTACCTTCATAACTATATGCTGTGACCGTCTTACCATCACTCTCAGACTCCATCATATTAGAGTCTGGCTGATAGTTTTCAATTTTCTTTTCATTCAGATACAACAGATAGTGATTTCCGTCGTATCTGACGTAGTTCATGCGAACGAGATAAATTTTCTTATTCATCTACTATATAAACTTGTAAAACGTTTTGCCGAATTTGTTTTTCAGCTCTCCGACTACAACATAGAAAGGCTTCTCTAGGAAGCACCATTCCTCACGTGCTTGTGTAATAAGTATCTCTGCACCGGAATACAACCACCAGGTTTCTTCCTTCCAGTGCGGAATCTCGATAGGTTCCCCGTTCTCATCCAGCTCCTCTTTCCTCTCCACATGATCGATATATCTGAACTTCAGTGCCAGTCTATCGTTCGGAACCTTCTCCTGAACGATGAATTTGTTGCCGTGTTCATCCACTTTTTCGACCTGCTGAGTCTTGAAACTAACTGTTGACTTGTCAATCTTGTAGTCCTCTATGAGGATAAGATGATCTTCGTAGTCTATACCATCCTTGCACAAAACATCTCCTATGTGCTTCTTTTGCCGCTTGGTCATGCTTGCGAAGGGAATTTCCCCTCTCTTGATGCCGAGGTTGTCTCTATAAGTTTTCATTCCGATTTTCTGTAATAAGTTTTTCGTGTCTGCGTGTTTCGCAATTCCTAGCCTCGATGCAGCTATGACTCTGATTTGCTCATTACTATAGCCTCTCTTGCGTAGTCTTGCGACCTGCCTGCACAATGCTTTCTTACTACGTTTTCGTATCTTGGCATGATCCGCATATATGACCTGCCCGCAGAAGTCAATGCCATCGCAGGTGCGATGAACATTCCACGACCGGTTAATCTGCAGCTTCCAATCTCTGGACAGATGCATAGCGCTCAATTCGACCATCAGTCGCAGGAAGACCTTATCCTCATGCAAGATGAAGATATTGTCCATGAATCTATAATAATAGCTGAGTCCTTGCCGAACGAAGCGATCGAATCGCTCATTCAACGATTGTACGCTAGTTATCAATCTTGCCTGCTCCTCTGTCCTGCATGTGACGAGCATATCACTGACGTAGCGTGCCTGCCAGTAGTGATACCGCTCAGGATCCTTCAGGATATCGAAGCACCGCATAGCGAGATAATCGAATCTAACAAGATATAGCTGACCTAGTAGCTGGGTAAGCTTGACACCGAGGACAACACCATTGGCATAGCTGTCAACGACTTCATCGATGAAGTATAGAAGTTTGCGGTCCTTGATATACAGCCGATACTCTCTCTTCAACTGATTATGCTCCACGGTCATAAAATAATGATGTATGTCCATGGGTGCGCAATATGCAGTCTCCTTCTGTGGAGATTTGTAGATGTCACGCTTGATAATCTTGTAAAAGAAATGAGTACCACGCCCTTTAGTACCTGCCGGACATTTGTACGGAATCTTACTACGCAGCAAGGGTTCCGAAGGATAGAGGGCAGCGTGCTGGATGACGTGATCAGGAACAGGCAGCTTGTTGACTGTCCGAATTTTCGGTTCAGTCACTTGCTTGGCTTCATACTCCGAAGTATGCCAGGCTCCAGCCTCGTATGCACGCAGAAGCACCTGAAGCTTTTGCTCCAGATTCTCCTCGAAAGCTTGCACGCTTAATCTCGACCTCTTATGCTTCGAAAACTCATAAAAGGCTTCACGAAAATTCTGTAAAGTCTCGACAATAACGGATATATTACCTATTCTCTTCACTATGCATTAATTAATGAATGATAACTAATACGGTGTATATGTCGGTGTATGTGTCGGTGTATATGACGGTGCATGTCGGTGTATAATGCGGTGTACAAATCCGTTGTCTGCTTAATTAAGAGTCCTAACCTTCGACCGGATGACCCTATTGTCATCATCTACCAGCTAATCTAGATAAGTGTATTTTCTGCCTTGGGGCAAGGTCTGATTCCCGATTCTCCACATAAGCACACAAAAACTGTGGAATTCTATAAGTTGAGGGCAGCGCCATAGTTCGCATTGGCATCAGAGACAGCATTGTTAACGTTGAGCGTCGAGAGACCACATTGACCACCATTGTTGGCATTGGCACCACGGAGGCAAAGACGAAAACCGGCACAGGGAATCACAACCTGGATTCTATTCCGGCTGCAAAGGTACGAAAAAAAATCGGAATGAAAAAAAGTCAAAGAGCGAATTTTCAAAAAAAATCGTCCGCCCAAAGGGCGGAAGGTGGGGCTCGCTATGCGAGCCGTGTGCTCAGGAACCCCAGTTCTTCTGTTTGCTCTGCATTTTGAGCCTACGCAGCCTGCCTAGGCAGCTGCGTAATATGTTGGCTCCACAGACCACTCGGATGCTGCTTCGCAGAGGGCAGCGCCATAGCGCGCACTGGCACCAGAGACAGCATAGTAAACGCTGAGCGCCGAGAGACCACACCGACCACCACTGAAGGCACTGGCACCACGGAGGCAAAGACGAAAACCGGATGTCTCTCCGCTATTGTTCCAGAAGTAGCTAGTCCAATAGGTCGTCTCTGTACCACCTTTTTTAGTCGGGAAGTTCTCCAGGTGCTCCATACACAGCTCCTTCACCCACCCTTCATCTTTTGTCTCCGACTTGCTATAGGCAACCATACCATCTGCCTTGCCTATAGTCCAGGTTCCATAGATGGATGGAGCAACGAGGTGTACAACCGAGGTATCCTCGTTGCACTGCACCTGCTCATCATCCATCATACGCCAGACGTTGCCGAAACCATTCTTGTAGCCGAAGAAGCTAGGAATCTTGGCAGTATAGACTACAGAACCATCATCCTTCTTAACCTCGTAGCTTGATTCACCACAGGAGTCTCCTAGCTCGATGCCGGCAGACATCGGGATGACCGGACGATAGCCGTTGTATGTATCCCAGCTTGTCATCTTCGTTACTCCAGTTCCTAGTCCACCCTGGAACAGGCCATTCTCATCTTTAGCAGTATTTACTGCAGCCTGGTTGTGATGTGTTCCGAAGATAACTCCGAAGAGTACTGCGATTGCTGCAGTATGTCGCATAGTCGTACAGAGCCAGCCCGTTCCATTCTTGCGCGCTGCAGCTCGGAAGTACTCAACATTCTGCTGAGTTGCCGGTTTGCCAAGCATAGTGCGGTTCGTATTGTCGAGAGTCGCATCATTGTTTCCGCCTCGATAGTCAGCACCATCGTTGATGTAGCTTACTAGCTTGCCTGTACTACGCTCGATAGTCGCGAATCCTGCAGCAGAGATGCTGGCAATCGGAATCTCGTAGTTGAACTCACCCTGAATAGGCCAAGGGCTAACCATCTCATAGTGGAGTCTGCCAACCGTCTTGATGACCATGTACCACTTCTTGTTCCAACCCCACTGATAGTGCCCTTCGGTACCATCGAGCTTGGCCGCCTCGCCAGTCGCATACTTGTGATGATCCTTGGAATCAAGCTTGCGACGGGTATGGTCATTCTTGACCAGATAGCCGCCAAGTCCGAGTTCCTCATGCAGGTTCTGCAGGAGCTCGAGGGATCCTACATAGGTAGCAGCCTTAGGTGTAGCGTTGTCGAGGTTCCACACTCGACCGCACCATGGATGCTGACCGAGCTGCACCGCATTCTTGATAGTCATCTGCTCAGACTTGCCCGACTTCTTGTCGAAGACCTCGATAATCTTGTCGGTTGCAGACATGTCTGACTGAGGCAGGTCATCGACCTGCTGAGCATTGTCGAAGGCTGCGATGATAGCCTTCAGCTTCGTCTCTTCATTCTCTGTAAATGCCATATTACATTATATTTAATCGATTAAACAATTCGGATTTTATTGCCGTTTTTGCGAATCTTTCCTGTTGCAGAGATTCGCATATATGGTTGTCTGACGTTGATGGTCACCTCCTGCCATAACGGAGTGTTAGCGGTTGGAATCACCCATATTTTGGTCACGCCTCCACCCTTGATGGTCAGATTGCCTGAAGGGTCAGGTATGACAGAATCACCCTCAACTCTCTGATAGAGGACGCTCTGCGGCAAGTATGCCGGCAGGAGGTTCGCCTCAATTTTCTGCTTCTGCTTGTTGCGGATGCTTATCTCAGCCTGATAGCTGAGATTCATGCGAGATGGAGCGATGAAGCCAGTCGCAATCTGACCTGCGAGACGGTTCATCTCTGCGATTTTCTCGTCTGCTCTCATCGCAGCCTCCGTTGCAAGCTGCGCCTTCTCCTCTGCAGCTGTAGCCTGCTGCTGTGCTTCTGCTGCCTGAGCGGTTGCAGAAGCAGCTGCAGTATTGGCAAGATTCGCAGCCTTGTTGGCATCATCGGCTGCACTCTTGGCCTTAGTTGCCGCAGTCTTGTCTAGCCAGAGGCGCCAGGATTCGCTGGTGTCCAATGGCTCAGATGTGTTGCCATCGATGAGGGATGCGTACACACCATTGGCGGTGTGGACGATGTCATTGGCATCGTAGCCCTGGATGGTCTCTCCCTCGAACTCGAAGGAATAGCCTTTGACCCACGCTCCCTTGTCGGTGAAGGCAACATTGCCCACCACAATGATATTCGTATTATTTGCCATTATACCTTGATAACTAATTTGTTTCTTCGTTTGACAACGTGCTCAGATACATTTGAGCCGTAGTCGATCATCAATAACTTGTTCCTGGACTGCCGGAAGGTTGGGTACATCGCACCACCTCTTGCGATGATACCGGTATCTTCGTAGGCGTGAGACTGCAGGTTCCAACTCCACCAGTTGCCATTATCTCCCATTTTAGTAGGATGCTCATTGAGCTCCTTGGCGAGGTCTGTCTGCGTCTTAGAGCTCTCGATGGCGGTAGAAGTATTTGTCTCTCGCAGCTGCTCAGCATAGACTCTACCTGCCTCTGCATTTACTCTTCCTGCTTCTGCTAAGGTTCTATCTGCCTCTGCATTACTCCTGGTCCTCTCTGCTGTCTGTCTTTCATTATCCAAACTGACTCTAGAGTTCTCGGCTGATGTTCTAGCTGTTTCTGCTGAAGCCCTCTTCTGCTCAGCAGAAGCTCGGGCAGACTCAGCAGAAACTCGCTTGATTTCTACTTCAACTCTCGCCTGCTCAGCCTTGACTCTCAATGCTTCGGAAGCTGCGCGAGTCTGCTCTGCAGTCTTGCGAGATTCTTCATTCAGCTCGATAGCCTTCTTACTTGCAAGCGTGTCGGAAGTAGCCTTCTTAGCTGCTTCGGTTGCGGTCTTGCTCTCTGCAACGGCATTATTAACCTCCTGCTTCTTAGTCTCCAACCCCTCCCTGGCCTTGTCTGCATTTGATGCAGCCTTGTTGGCGGTTGTCGCTGCAGTATTGGCTGCTGTGGTTGCCTTCTTAGTTTCCTCGACAGCGGCCTTGGCATCCTTGGTGAAGAGGGTCATCGGTATGATGACCTGCTTGCGAGTTCCGTTGTTGTCATCGTAGAGGACAGGAACAGTGCTGATATGCGCAAGATCATAGACCATTTCACATTCGAAGATGTTCTTCGAGTGAAGTTTCATCTGTTCTACAATATGCGGCCATAAGGCTGTGCTGACCGAAGACCAATCAGAGTTCTTGATTGCATCTTCGATGCTGGTACCCACCTTCGCATCGCTCATAAGCACCTCCTCTCTTATTCAGCATTCTTGATGCTATCGAACCACTCTGGTATTGATGCAAGAATCTGAGCAGTCACTTCCTTGCCGACATCATCCTTCTTGAGGGTAATGGTAAGGTTACCGTCCTCTTCCGAGATATTGCCGAGATATTCGCCTGTATCGTTGCGAGAAACATATCCTCTCGTCACGATATGATCACCTGTAACATTCTGTTCGAAGTTAACATTCACGTTCTCACCGAGCGCAATAGGCTCGAATTCGGTTTTCACCGTCTGTTTTGCTGTTTTCATATCATAAAAAATTAAAATTATTTTAACTGCCCAAACTCTGGAACACCCAAACTGTATTATTCAAGAACTTTGTTCCCATCAACTGAACCCAACCATATAATTCGATCTGTTCAACACCGGACATATACGACGTACTATTTCGCAGGAACATTCCGTTTGTAGCTTTCAAGATAACAGGAGGCGTCATTCGGCTTATCATGGGACGGAACACTTCTACTCTCATGACTTCCCCTTTTGCTAGATCTGGTAAAACATAGGTTCCTCCTCCCGTAATACAAGAGCATGCGACCTTACCGTCAACAACAATATCAGCAGCATATCGCATATTTGTGACTTTCAAATCACCTGAAATATCCGCATTGACGCATTCAACAGAACCATCTGCAAGAACCTTGAAATTATTGTTGACCGTTGTCAGACCTTCAAGTTTGATTCTATCGGCCTTGATAGTCGCATTCGTGATATATCCGTTAGCATCCTTTTGCACACTGGTTGATATGCTGGCTGTATGCCCTGCTACCGTTGTCTGCAACGCTGCGAAATCTGCCGTTGTCACAAGACCGCTTCGAATCTCATTCTTGCGGTCATCGATGCGGGAATTACACAAAGAATTGACTGTTGGTGTGATGGTAGCGATACCCTTAGCTGTAAGAGTTTGACCGCTGAACATTCCTGCTGCGACGCTCCATCCATCTGAATTCTGCGTGACGGTTGTCGCTGTATCTATGCTATCATCGACGTCTTCCCATTTGCTTCCAGTTCCTCCCATAACTGTGAATCTATACAGATGTCCAGCAGTATAGCCAGAGGGAGCAGGATATGTTGCATACCATAATGCTCCTGCATGTCGCTGACACTTCGGATCTGTCCAACTAAGACTGGAAAAACTAGGAAGAGAAGACTGCAGGTAAAATTCTCCAACTCCACCATCTATGCGTGCATTGACAGTATCTATAGCTGACTGCTTTGCGCTCGATATTGAACTGTTCAGCGCTGACACCTTGCTATTAAGAGTTGACGTATCAGCCTTGTTGGCTACTGTAGAGGATATGTTGTTTACTGTAACCTTCAGCTCTGCCACGCTGCTCTTAGCTGCGTCCGCTGTACTCTGTGCTGAACCAGCGGCAGTTTTAGCCTTATCAGCTGCGGATTGCGCTGCACTCACCTTCAGAGAAATCTTCTCTGCGCTCTGACTGATAGCCGACTGATATTCCTTTGTGATTTCACCCTTGGCATTCGATATCTTCTTGTCAACTGTAGAGCTGATGCCGTCAACGGTCACCTTCAGCTCAGCAACCTTGCTGACTGCAGTATCAGCAGTACCCTGCGCTGCATTTGCAGATGTCTGAGCCTTGTCTGCTGCAGATTGCGCTGCACTCACCTTCAGAGAAATCTTCTCTGCGCTCTGACTGATAGCCGACTGGTATTCACTTGTGATATTGCCGTACTGATCCTTCAGCTGCTTATCTACAGTCGAAGTGATGTTGCTTGCAGTCTGCGTTATCTGTGATGATGTATCCTCACGGTTCTTGGCATCCTTAGAATCTACATATTGCCTGATTTCGCCCTTTTCTGCATCAAGCTCGATACCGACCTTAACTGCTTTTTTGTTGACGGCATCGATGTTTTCACCCAGCAACTTGATATTGTTGGCCGTCTGCACTATCTGTGTGCTCACGGTCTTGGACAGCTCGCTGAGCGGCTCATCGGTGAGAGATGCTATTGCGAGATAGCAATCACCGGTGTACTGGATGACGAAGTCACCTGTACCATTCCACACACCCTCTATAGGTATAGTCTTCCACGCTCCAGAGTATGCAACATTGACTGTTCTCTGCTGCAGGGTATTCTGTTTTCCCCTCACCTCTTCGCAATCAGCGAAGCCAATAGTCAACTTGCCAGCTGTCTTGGCATAGATGCGAACGCTGATGTATAGCTTGTCCTGCACATCGGTGTACCCTGCCTCTGTTGGAGGCAGCTCTGCGCTGCTCTTCTCTCCGGCAACATACTCCTTGTGAGTTCCTGGTTGTCTAATCAGCGCATTCTTCTGCCTGATACCGCAATTCTGCACACGGAGAATCTGCCTGCCATCCACCTTCTCCAGCGAGACCTTGCGGTTGCCGCTGGCTGTAGGATTTCCGTTGACCATGACCGGCAATCCGGAAGCGTCGAACCAGAAGACGGATTCGTCAGTAGTATCTATATCCCAACCTGCGATGATCTTATTCTCTGAATCGGTAATCTGCTCCAGGAATTGGCCATTCTCGAGATAATTCTTCTCGTTGGTCAGCTCATAGCTGGTTTTGGAGAATCTTGAAGAGAACATGTTTTCGAGAACCTGAAACTTGGTGTCGATGTTTTCTCCTGTTCTGCTCAGAACGAACTCGCCTACTGCATATAGATTGTTGAGATATTCACCGAACCCCTTCAGTTGGCCAAGGATAGGGTGTCTGATGCCTTTCAGGTTTCCGATTCTACCCTTCAGAGCAGAATCCGGATTGGTTTTCATTCCATAAACAATATCTATATAAGGTGTATCGCTTCCTACGGTCATTACCTGTATGATGCCCTTGCGATCTGGGTCAGATACATTGTCCACACGGACGAAGGTGTCACGCTTCTTGATCAGCTTCTCCGGTGTGGCTCCAGCCATGGAACTTGTGAAGTTCTCGAACGTCACCCACGCCAGCCTATCCTCACCCTCACCTTCTGTTCCGACCTCTTTCACCAGGAGCTCGTAGTTCTTCGTGACATAATGATCATTTTCCTCTGAGGGAAGACCATTATACTGCTGCACCATGATGTAATCACCCTTGCGAAAGGAATTGTACATACGGCCTTCTTTGGTGTCGAGATATACCCTGCCGCTCTCTGCATCGAAGTGATCCACCTCCATCATCGCAGTGAAGATGCGGTTGTCATTCTCTCCTAGCAACTGAGAGATGATCATCTCGAAAATGCGCATTGAACCTCTCACGATGAGGTTATCAAGTTCCAGGTTATATTTGTTCTCGAGGACACCAGCCGCATTCTCTATCGGCTCATTTTTCAGCCGCCAGCCTTTGCCTGTCAGGAATCCTGCAACGAAGTCCGGGGAACTGAGATCACCAGCGAAGACGGAGTTACCTCCAACGTTCAGATCATTGGCGTTGATATCGTGAGCCTCTATATCATGAGAGATGATATCACCATTCTCATCGAACTTGTAGCCTGCACCTACCCTCAGACCTCTGAGGAAGGTGATAAGACCGGCAGCTTCATCGTCCTTGACCTTCGACAGATATTTGCCCTCGATCTTCTTCAGAAGCTCCTCGATTGTCGTATGCATCTCGTCGCTGGCGAAATGCAGCAGCGAGAGAAAAGCGGTGCCTATGCGGTATGCCGTATTGGCCTGCAGGCGTCGCTCATCTCTGATACCCTCGAATTGGGTCTGAAGATCATTCTTATCATATTCTACTGCCATATTGTTTTTTTTGTTTGCAAAGATATAACTTCGATGAAATCGATAAAAATACGCACTATAGGTTGCGTGATGCACCGATTCCACGGAAGATTTCTGTCAGGGCTGATGCCATCAGACCATTCCAATTGCTGCCGAAGAAGTCAGCTTCATGCTCGTTGAGCTTCATGACTGAGGCATAATACTTCTGCGAGAACCAGTCGCGTCTGCCGATAGGCGGACCACCAGCGACACGACCACCCCAGGCTGGACCCACCTTCTTAGGCTTATTCATGTCGTGCTTGGCTCGATATTCCTTGCCGAGGAATTCCAGGTCACCCTCGTTGACTCGGGCAATCTTCTCGCCTCCCTGCGCTTCTGTCCACTTCTCCCAGACGTGAGCAGGACCTACACCTGCTGCCACGTAGATACCATACTGCAGGAACTTGTGCTCGATGGTTGTCACGGAGCCTTGCTCCAGGTGTCCCTTGATGCTCGCATAGAGCGCACCGGTGTCTATGGTACGCAAGCGCTCCATGCGCTCGCGCCAATAGTCACCCATGTTGTCGGTCCACCCCTGCTCGTATTTGAGCAGTTCATCTAATGCTGACTGGTCTGCCATAAGTTCTCATCATATTGTACATCGATAGGCTCGTCTGAGTTCATCATGAAGTAGAGTCCGGTGACTCCATTCAGGCTGTATCTGCCCAGCTCGCTCGAATAGATCTGACGGAGATCCAGGAACTCCAGCTGACCGTCGAATGCCTCCCGATACTTGTCGTGAAGCATTCGGCTGATGAACTGGCGGAAGATGTATCTGCAGAGATTCAGCTTCGCCTCTCTGTCCGCCATGTCGTCACGCTTGTATGCTGCGAGAATCCACACCGTATAGACGTTGCGGTCGAAGAAACCTTCACCTGCTGAATGCGTATTGCTGTCAACGGTGTCTGAGACCATGACAAAGTTCGCAGCCTTGCGGAACTGCTGCATCACGCCCTGCACGCTGTCGGGGCCGGAACACGTCGTTGCGACAAAATTATAAGCCCTGCAGGTCTTGTTTTCCTCGCACAATTGGCTGAAATATGCGATGGAATCGAATAATTTATCTGTCATGTTGTATTATTTGCTGTTTCTTGCCTTGAATTCCTCCGCCTCTCTCGCCTTGTTGTCAAGCTCGGAGAGCGCATCCCAGCAGAGCGAGTCATAGACTGCCTGCTGCTTTGTGATGTCTCCATCGGTGAGTGCGCGGATCTGCGCCTGCATTGCAGGCATCAGGTCCTCCTGTTTCAGTTCTCCACCTTCCTTCGATGGCTTGAAGAAGTGAGGGAAGTTCTCTGCCAGGTATCCCTTGACTGACGAAAACCACATGAAGACATTTAGAAGCTCAAAAGACTGAAAAATGGCGGTTTCATCGGATTCTCCGGATTCATTCCGGTATAGAATCCACCCCATCTTCTTCAGGAACTTGTCGTCCTTGTGGATAAGATACAGCTGGTAGTTCTTCTCAAGCTGCAGATAATCGAAGAAGGTGACGTCTCTGATGAGCCGTTCCACGGCATAGAGACCGGCACACGTGTCGAGCGGCAGATAATAGGTGTAATCTCCGATGAAATCGAAGTTTTTGAGGAGAGAGAGGATTTCGCCCTCGCTCAGATATAGCACTTCCCGCTTCTTTTTGCCATTTTTTGTCAGACAGAGAACGCTGCACTTCCAGCCTGTTCTGGTATGCTTCAGCACCTTGATGCCGCAGAATCTTCCGAGTATGTAGCATTTCGCTACCGTCTGATCCTGGAACAGAGTCATTATTGTGAGGATATAGCGCTGCTCATCCCCCTGCAGCTCCTCCCACGAGCTTGGAGCAGAGAACTCGAAGACTCGTTTGCCGTCACGAATTGAATACGAAGGCAGGTTTCTCTTTTCCATTCTGATATTCTTTGAAGTGATTAGCCTTATATGCCGATGAATCCGCATATAATTGAAATTTATCGATGTTGGCATCGAGGAATCTGAGCAGACGGCCACGCTCTGTAGAGAAGGCTGTCAGCAGACCCTCTGCCTGGAAGATCATGCATCTGCGCACCTTGAAGATGAGTTCTACCGCGGTGTCATCCTTGTCCTTGGCTCCTCGCTCCATCTCTAGCAGATCATCCATCTGCTCGTCAGATATGAGCTTGCGCATCACCGCATCAGCCTCGTAGAGTGCTGCCAGTTTATCCTTCCACTGCTTGGATGATAGCTCCTGCTTCACCTGGAAGGCATACTGCTCGATGCTGAAGACCAGAAGCGGTATGCTCATCTTCGCCTGCAGGCTCTCACCCCACCCTTCTGTTGCAGACAACCAGGTAATCATTTCGCCCTGTGCCTTCAAACATGCGACCATACACTGCTCTATCAGCGCCTCTACTCTCGCAGATGATGCAGGAGAGACCTCATTGTTGGCAACTACTCCGAAGCCTGTCGGAGTGAGTACCAGGTCGAGATGTCGAACGTTGCCGAGGAATGCAGTCAGGCATACTGCCTTGACAACTGCAGCCGATAGTCGTTCATTTGTCTCCAGCGCTTCCTCGCCCACGTACCCGAGGAAGCGCTTCTGAATATTGTTGTATGCCTCATAGAAATGAGGTCTCACAGACTCGAACACCTCTGAGTGCGAACTTGTCGCTACGAGGATGCTCTGCTCGAAATCTTCTTTACTTATCTGAATTTTCATTGCCATTGTTGTTAACGATTGATGTCTGCTGGTCTTTGTTCTTGTCGAGCGTTGTCAGCTCTATCATCGGAACATCGACCGTGATATTCTTGTCTGCCCACAGATTGTAGTGGATGACGACGTGCCAAGGCTTAGCCATGATGTCGTGTGTTGCTTTCTCAAGAGACTGCTTCATGATGAAGAGTTCCCGCTTGTCAGAGCCGGAATTGTTCATCTGGCTCTTGCCTGGTGTCGCACCAATCAGGTTCGGATGACAGCCGAATGAGAAGCAGAGCGCATTTGATGCCTCGCTCATATCTTCTGCCCAGTCTCCACCTTCCTTCTTGTTGCCCTCCGAGAGGTTGATGATGCGCACCATGCGCTGCTCCTTGCCGTTCGGATCTAGGTAATAGCCGGTGATGAGCGCCTTGCCGGCATTCTCCGGACCGCAGACGAAGTTGATGATGTTCTCCTTCTCCTGCAGGATGCGCGCCTTGCGCTCCTCCGGCTCAATGATGCCCTCGTTGTTGCAGAGCTCATCCCAGTAGTTGCGATGCACCTCAATCTGTATGCGAGGAGCAGACGTGTTCTTGATCATATAGCGCTTGCCTATGCCGATGAGTCGATAGATATCATACCAGGCATCATCGAAGATGCTGGCATAGTATGGTATCGGATAGTACTGCATGCCTGGTGTAGGCATTCGGCTGATGATGGCGAACTTGCAGTTCGCACCATCCTTTGGAGCCTTGCCCCGGATGCCCGTGTAAGGGTCAGGCGCCTTGCCCATGCGCGCCAGGAGGTCGCCCAGAGGGTCGTAGAGATCCAGGAGTGGAATGACCTCTGCTTCGAGATCCTGCTGAAAATGGCTGAAATCACCGAAGAAGACGTTTTCGATGCGACCGCTCTTGTTCGGTCGCTGCAGGCGGCAGTAGGACACGTCCTTGTGTCGGATATTGACGATGCGCTTATGGTCTCTAGAGAGGATGATGACCTCTACGGACCAGGCGAAGAACTTCATATCGGTAGCCTGCTGCATGAACACTTCGTGAATGCTGTTGCTCAGGCAGAACTTGCGGATTTCCTCGTCTGCCACGTCCTGCTTCGTCTCCCGGTCGATGAAGCGAAGACCCTGGCCATAGCAGCACTGGACGTTGAACGCCATAGCCCGCTGCGCAACCATGTTCTTGCGAAGGAGCTGCTGCAGGACATAAGGAATGTTGTCATCATCTCCATAGTTGACATACTCGTATGACCTGCCTCCCACCTCGATAGCCCGGAAGGTAGCATCACCAATCTCTCCCGATCCGAGAAAGCTGGTGTCGCGACCATACTGCTGCTCGATGGTTGCAGCATTGGTCACTTCTGATACTCCCTCTGCCACTACGGCATATCGGGAGACGGTGGAATTTCCACCTATCTGCTGCATCTGATATTTTTGATTGCTCATAAATATACTGGTTTACCTAAAAAACTGAATATATAAATGTCTGGTACCGTGCGAACCTCGCCATTCACCGGGTTGACCAGGCGATGGAATCCACCTCTCCAGCTGCCACCCTTCACCAGCCATCCGCTGTAGTCGATGACCCTGCCGTCTGAAGTCCATGCCTTCAGGTTGACGGCAGCTTCATCTGCCTTCGCCTGGTCGAGGAGGAGACAGACATCATTGATGTGATATGCTTGCTTGGCCATCAGTTGAACGTATTGTCGAATGTGTTATCGAAAATCCTGCCACCTCTCTGCAAATCCAGTACGTTGTGCTGGCGCTGGGCATAGACGTAACTGAAGGTGAAGCGCGGTAGGGTGTCGTGCAGGTTGTCATTCTTGGACGTTGACGAATTGATGGTGATGCGCTTGCCCACCACCGGATTGCCATCCACGAAGTTCACGATATAGACCTCGTCAGAACGGAAGAGGTCTTCTGCCCAGTTTGCCATATCGCGGTTCAGATAGCCGGTATCAGCGTTGAAGTTGCGCTGCTCCGTGATGCGATAGTTGGTCTTCAGACCGCCTATGTAGGCAGCATCCCTGGTATATTCCGGATTCACCTCGTGCTTGCCCTCGCAGTATATGAGTTCCTGGCATCCGAACGAATTAGTGAAGAGGAGGCACGGAGCGCAGTCTGGCTGCGATGGGTCGATGATGAACCTCATGAGGCGCTTGCCTGCCTCTACCTCGTAGTAGAGCAGATCGAGAGCATCAGCGGTGAAGCGGGATGGAGAAACGTCGATGGTCGTGTAGATGTCATTGCCTGCTACTGCAGTAGCGGTGAATGTGCGGGTCTCCTCGCTGCCATCAGCGGCATGCTGCCTGTAGTATGCCGTCACGGTAGCCGTGCCGGTACCGAGGTAGTGGAGATACTCTAGACGCCCGATAGCGGTGCGCTTGCACTCCTGCAGCAGGGTGAGATAATGATTGTCGAGGAAGCTCTCGCAATCTACGCCCACGATGTCCACGGAGGTGTAGAGCACCTGCAGGCTCGCCTGTTTGGTAGCCACGTCGGTCTCTGTCTCGCCCTCAACGGTCTGCTCCCTGATGGTGATGGTTGCCGAAACGGCAAGCTGCTGGCGTGCGTAAGGACGGAAGATGTCTGCCAGGTCGGAGACAACCACCTCGCCATCGGCAGGGTACAGATACTCCTCGTATATGGTCTTGTCTGCAAGTGCGATGGTTACAGCCAGCCGCGTCTTGGCTGTGAGAATGATGATATCGGGTATGTTCTCCAGGAACACCTTGCCCGATGGTAGTGAATTGATGGTCATATTATCTTTTTTAGGGCAAAGATAATATGGCAATTGCCAAAATAAAAATACGGATGGCCACTCTCCCGAGCAACCATCCGCTTCAAAAACAGGTAGATGAAATCTAGCAAATAAACTATTTGATGATAAGAACTCTTTCCCAGATTGCCCAGGCTACGCTTCCGTCCGGTTGCGTAGCGATGACATAGCCGTGACTCTTCATGTAGTCACTCACGCAGGCGTATGATACGCCTCCCATGCAGTTCAGCTCGCTGATGATATCCTGCGAGGTCTTGAAACTCTTCTTGTATTCAAGTCCGGTCTCCTCATCCTTCATAGGCAGGTTGGAACGGAACTTGAAGTATGCGTCGAGTAATTCTGTCTCGAACGCATCGATGTTATAATCTTCATTCTCCATAATCATTCTTCATTATAAGGAAATTCTTCTTCCGGTGAATATACTCGTCCGTAGGCTGAATACATCAGATTGCAGGTTGCAAAAATCTTCTCTGCCCACAGATCATATTTATCTCGCTGGCGGCATACTCTCAGAGCTATGGCTTCCAATCTCTTGATGGCATCAAACAGGTAATCTCGCACCTCTGCAACTGTTACCAGATTGGCTGCACTTCGTAATACTTCGAGATTGTTCCACAGCTGCACGTAGTAAGAATCCAGCTCCAGGTATCTAGCGACGAGTGCCTTGTACACTCTATACCTCTTCTTGTGGAGGTCAATTATATTATTTGGTCTGCTCATGATAGTTAACCATTTATAGATTTCCACTTGGCCAAAGTCATATTGAGTGGCTTAGCCTCTTTAGCTCCATATCGAAGAACAAAGTAGCGATGATCATGCCATCGGATAACAGTCTGCTTATGTGGAGCATCCTCGATGAATGCAACAGAACCAATAGTTTTGTTGGCTCTCAGAAATTTGAGCTCCACCTTATGGGCGTTCATACTTTTGCCAATATTCATGAAGTACTTGCACTTGCTGATGTCCTTGGTAGTCAGCTTAGCTGTGCATCTTCTGCGGTTTCTACTTTTCTTCATCGCTCACTCCTCCTTTCTTGTCTTTGGTCCAGCCTGGGTGCAGGAGTTCTGCTTCTGCTCCCGAAAGTACCCCCCCGCTTCTCGGTATCTCTCAAAGATTTTGTGGCGGTCGCTCTGGATGGTATTGTTGTTGAGTGTCCAAAGATTAGTCTCCTCGACCTTCGCCTTGTCTCTGCGAAATCCTGCCTCATTGCGAAGCTTTCTACAATTACGGAGTTCTTCCTGATATTCATTTTTGGCCTTCTCGAAAGCATTACGGGCACAGCGGTAGCTTTCCCCTGCTTCATCCTCCATGCGTTCAATACTGTCCAACGAGCTCTCGTAATTCCGGCTTATAGCCTGCAGCTCTGCCTGATGGCGCTTGCGCTCGTCAGCAGCTCTCACGATGTTCTCCTCCAGCTGAGCATGAAACAGCTCTGTAGTCATTCTGCTCACCATCACGCTACCTCCCCTCCGAAAATGAAACCACCAATCATGACCATCGCCATCACAGCTGCGAAACCAACCATGGTGAGCACGACCTCTCCATAGGTCACGGTCTCCTCGCAAAGGCAGGAGAAGGTCTCGCTCTTGGTCTTGGCGAGCTTCTTGATTTCACACTTGAGGGCATTCATGCCCTCCTCTACGTTGATGCCTGCAGGTCTCACCTGCGCATCACTTAATAAAATAGAATTCTGCATATTGCATCATCTTGTAGACATTAACAGCCGATTGTACAAAAGGGTGGCGGCTGCATTCCCCGTTGTCTACAAGATGATGGCTTATCCGAGAGGACAAATCAAATCTTACGGTTCATGCAGCCGCCATGTATTGGGCATATCTATTTTCCCAGTTGGAAAAAATTATTTTCCCAGTTAGAAAAAAAGATTTTCCTAGGCATAAAAAAAGCCTGCGGCCAGAAGCCATAGGCGATAACGGACGCCTTGCCGGATAGTTTACTATCGTCTTATAAGCGTTGGCAAAGGTAAGAAGAAAATTTGGAACTGCCAAAAAAAAAGCGAGAAATTTTG